AATTCTAATTCGCTTTGTCGTAGCTGCACGTTACAAGCTAAAGCTATTAGAATATACTCGATAGGTCGTTTTTCTTTGTCTTCTTCTGAATCCATATTAAATCTCCTATTGTAATATCTTCTAACTTGATACCTTTCTTTAGTAATTTTTTAATGTTTTGCTTAGCCCACCTATGTGTGTACAATGCTAGATAATAAGTTCTCTTTATTGAGATATATTCTTCTTTTGGAAGTAAAGATTTATAATTTTTTTCGGTTACTTTCTCTGCATCTTCTTCACTCACAATGCCTCGTAGCCACTCAATTAATAACTTAGATGTTTTATTTTCTATTCTTTTTAAGATCTTTTTTCTCATTTTGATAAGAATGATTCGCCGTTTGTAATTATTTCTTCAACTCTAGGTAGTTGATTAACTTGCGTTAGATACTCAATGCCCTTAGCATATTTAAATAAACGTAACCCCTTCCCATCGTTAGTATCACTATGACATTCAATCTTATGGGAGCAGTAAACGCAGCCTATTGGAAGCTTCATGTTACCCTTAGTTCCTGCGGGAATAGGCTGGTAGCATTTCTCTGGAAGTGTATCTAATTTAAATATATTAAATATTTTATTTATTAAAGTTTCTATATTTGGTTTATCTAATTCTTCTGGCTGATACAATGTAAGCTCACCAGATTCTTTATTGATTACTAAAAACCCTCCGTGGCTTGTCCCTTCTGCGTGTTCATATCCTGCAAGCTGGCTCATGTACCCGAACGGATCATCTTCCCTAAGTGTACCATTTTTAAATTTTCTAAAGGCAAAGTTGGAAGCGGTCTTAACATCAACTACCTCCCCATTAATTTTACAATCAAGATGCCCTGTCACACCATTAACTGTCACTTCTTTTTGTTGGTCTGTAACATCGTTACCAGATAGTTTAACTAAGAATAGTAAAACTTCTTCCAGTATATGACCATATAAGAACTTAATTAGTGTAGGCGCGTCGGGAATGCTATTGCTAGGATATTTTTTATTATAGTAAAGTTGTCGTGTTGGCTTACCAATGTTAGACATTCTAATAGAAAAGCCATTTTTATTTTTGGGTCCAGCCCAATCTGATATTGACTTTTTAATCCCAGCAGTTAAGGTTTCTAAATGTTCTTCTGGAATATCTTTGTCTCCTGAATTTAAATCAGAGACCGTTTGATAAATTTCTTCAACCAGTGTTGATAGATTTTTCTCTGTATAATTATTCATAAAAATTTCTAACCTTTTAAATATTTAATAGCTCTTAATAACATTTCTATATTATCATCGAACCCGCCTAATGACCTATTACATTTATGACAAAGCCATCCTCTAAATTTTTCTGTTTCGTGGCAATGGTCTAACACCCATGAACCATTTCTTGTATTCCCCCTACCATTTACATCTTCTTCATCGCCTAAACATATTGGGCACACATAATTTTCTTTAGGCATTCCATATTGTTCGTTTAGTTTAGCGCGTATCTTTCTTAATTCATTATTACATTTTTTACATTCTGGCCTAAGATAATTTCCTCCGCTAGTCCTGCTAAATGCAGACAACGATAATTTTTTATTACACTTACTGCATAACTTATAGTCGCCCCCACCCAAGTCATAGTGGTCATCCTCAAAAGAAAGCGAAAGTTGTTCAATGAGTTTCACTCCAATTTTCTCCTACTTTATATTGAGCATCTAATGGACACTTTAATTTATAGTAATCTCCAGCTAACTTGATGGCATTCACTGCTAATTCTCCAAGTCTATCAACATCTTCATGCCATGTTTCAATCTGCCATTCATCATGTACATTTGCTACACAGTGCGCGTCAATATCAGTATCGTTTATATAACTATCTAGTATTATCAACGCTCGTTTCATAATGATGGCCCCCGCCCCTTGTAATAAAGAATTTAGGGCTGCATGAGAACTTCGTATAAATATTTTTCGACCGTCTAATGCTTTGATGAATCCATTTTCGTCAGCTTTTCTTGTAATTCTATATCTAAGAGATTTAAGTGATGGGAAATTATCAAGGAAAGATTGTTTAATTCTTTTACCTTCAGCTTTGCTTCCTCCAACCACTCTTCCAATTTTTTCATCTCCTGCTCCGTATAAGAAGGCATAGATAAAAGTTTTAGCCTGACTTCTTGATTGCAGTCCTGCCCTATTTTGATTAGCTGTGTGTATGTCGCCATTGAGAATATCATTAATAAACTCCTTATCATTTAAATAGTGTGCAAGCATTCGTAGTTCAAGGCCACTAGCATCGACGCCCACAAGTTTATAACCTCTAGGTACTGTCCAACAAGCTCTGCATTCTTTGCCGTATGGCAATGCTAAACTAGGGATCTGGGCCATGTTTGGATCTCGGTGTGACATTCTACCAGTAATAGCACCGTTAGATATGACTGATCCATGTACCCGCTTACCAGTTAAGAATGATAACCAAGATTGAACTTGTGCAATACGTTTTTGAAGCATTAAATACTTAGCTATAAGTGCTGCTTCCGGTATATTTTTTACAGTACCTAAAATTTTCTCATCTATTTTTGGTTGTCCCGTAGGAGTAAAATCTTTAGGCTTCCACCCAAACTCTTGTAAGTATTGGCCTATCTGTTGACGGGAACCAAGATTAAATGTTTCTTCAGTAGTTCGTATGGTTTGCGATGAATTACAATTTATAAATTTATTGTATTCCTCATTAGTTAATCTGGTCTGTTGCCCCTCTTTATCTATACCTAGCTTTTTTAGTATACCATCTTTTGTATGTTGAGGATAAATAATACGCTCAGTAATTTTAGGTTTAAAAGTTTTATGTACTTCATCTTCGGTCTTAGTAAGTTGATTGAAAAATTCTGCAAGCAGAGTGTGGGTCAGGTCTTCATCCAATACGAAACCATGTTCCCGCTGCTTGGCTACAACTTTATAAACTTCTATTTCTAAATCTACACTTTCGGATGTGAAACCTCTGCTTTCTTGCTTTAATTTTTCATAAACTTTATAATTTACAAGGACATCCTGAGCACAATACTGCATCATGTCTTCCGAGTAAGCACTGTAATCATCAAAGTCTATCTTAGGAAACTGGAGATCGTAACCCCAAGTTTTTAAACTATGAGAAGATTTTACTGGATTAAATAATCTTGAGAGTACAAGAGTATCAATTATCTTTTTCTCAAATAAATTAATACCGTATAGTCTTTGTATTACTGGAATATCAAAACCAATAATGTTATGCCCGATTAATTTATCGGCACTGCTAAGAAGCTCAATACCTTCTGTGATATTTTTTGGTTTAAAATTAAATTGCTCTTGAGCATCTATATCTAAAACTGACATACAATAAATTTTAGTTGGTTGCAAACCATCAGTTTCAATATCAAAAACTAAAGATTTCATAATTCAACCTCTTCATCTTCATCAATAAATGTTTCTTTAAGTCTCCCTGTTTCTTTGTCATAAATTAAATGCGCAGCCATCCCAACATCACCTGTGTATCTGGATTTTAATACTCTGATATGAGTTGTGTTAGCTTCTTGCGGATCATCTGATTGCTGGTCACGTTCTAATGCTACCACACAATCAGACAATTGTGCAATACTTTGAGAGCCTCGCAGATGAGACAAGCTTACCGCTATTCCATTCTCATGCCCACGATTACTATCGATACGCCTTAGATGACTCACTAAAATCAAACCTACGCCTGTCTCTTCGACAATGCTTCTGAGTCGAGTCATAATATTATCTATTGATCTTCGCTCATCCCCTTCAACCATAGAACTTACTAGCATTTGAAGATGGTCTACTACTACCCATTTACATGAGCAACCTATGATAAGAAACCGAAGCTTACTGAAAATTTCATCAAGGTCTGTAATTCCAAAATGACTATGAATCCATACTCGATCTTTATTTTCACCGCTATAAACATTATCAAAATATTTATCTAAATCTTCTTGTGAAAATCGTTCTCGTATTTGATCGATATATAATCTAGCATTAGCTTCAATAGAAAGGATGCCGTCCACTGTACGTCGCCAATCTTCTTCCAAGGCTATCACACCTACATTGTCTCTAGTTTGTGTTATAATCCAATGCTCCAGCTCTCTCGTAATACTAGACTTACCTAAGCCAGTGCCTCCGGTAAGCGTTACTAACTCTCCACTGCGAAGTCCATATAGCTTTTTATTTAAACCCTCCCAAGGATACGGAATGCTTTCTCGGCTCTTACGATTGTTAAAGTTTTCCTTTTGTTCGGAGATATTTAAAACACCGGACGGTGTATATAACTTGGCACCCCACCATGCATCAACATAGGACTGTGCTCGTCCTGCCTTGAGCATTTCATTGGCATCTTTGAAGTCATCGGGGAGTGTTAAAATCTTAGCTTTGCCGGGAGTGAATAACCGAGCGACTTTCTGCGCGGCTTCCCTACCGACTTTATCACTATCAAAATTTATAACTATATTATCAAACTTTTCTAAAAATTCTATTGAATGTTTGACATCCCTAACTGCTCCAGCGGCTCCACTTTTAAGACTAATTACGGGCCATTTAGATCCTAGTAATTCGTAAGCCGCCATTGCATCGCACTCACCTTCCACAAGAGTAACGAACTTACCGGAAGCCTTGAATGTAGACTCTCCAAATAGCCCAGTACCTTCTGAATTTCCTTGCCACGAAAAATGTTTATCGGCCCCACGAATTTTATAACTTGTAATTTCTGAGGCTATATAATAAGGATAAAAATGTCTTACGATTGCACCGTCAGAATTTGAAAGTGATTTAACATTATATTTTTTCGCGGTGTCTAAAGATATATTACGGTCAGTTAGAGCAGCGAAGCTACCCTCTATGTCGTTGATTGAATTGGTTTTATATATTTTAAATTCCTTTACATTATTTGTTACTGGTTCTCCTATAAGGTTTTGATAATTACTAATCCTCTTATCGCAACTAAAGCAATATGCTGACCCATCGTCATTCAGACTTGCAGCATCACTGGAATTGCATAGGGGACACGGCTGATGGTATTTTACAAAAGCCAATACATTTCTCCTATATTTAAAAAAGGCAGTTTATAGACTTGCCGAGGTCAAACTTTCAGGAATTAATATCCGAGATGCTCATTAGCTGTCAGCTTATCAACAGCCTCATCATCATCATCTGATATAACCATATCACTTGTTAATTGATCATCAATCTTTTGACCTAGCGTAACGGAAGCTGCTTGTAATATAGTGATCCGTTTTGTTAGCGCCATTATTTCTTGATTAATTTCAATAATATAAGCATATGATATTTTAGCTTCGTCGGTAAAGTTATTTACGTTGTATTTAGAATTATTCTTTGCGTAGATAACTTGTTTCTTTTCTTCACTCACAAGCTATCAACTTCAGCCTCATCTGGGAAAGCATCAAACTCGTCCCCATCACCAGACTTGTACTCGATTAAATCCAAAACCTGCACAGCTTGGAGTTCGAGTCCCTTAAAAGCCTGACCATTGCGGTTGATTTCCCATTCCTTTGCTTGAACCCTTACCTTAGAACCATTGCCAACCAGACAATCTAACTCTTCTTTATTCCGGTCGATGAGCCGTGGCGCTCGACGAACCATACCATTCGGCCCATTAACATTACGCTTCATGGTAACAGTTGGCCCCTCTTCTTTATCCTTAATAGTTATACCACTAGTCCGAAGCTGTTCGGCAGTGTCTTCATCCACCACTAAATCAATAGTATACTTAGGCTCAAACCTAGTATTCGGTGTAGTAACGGATGCCCAATAAGCTGTACCTTCATAAACCATAAAATATCTCTCCTTTAATTAGTTGTTCAGCTACGTCACCACTTTAGCACAGCCGAGGTGTGGTGTCAACCCCTAT